CTTGAGGATAATGTAATGCACAAACCAAATAGAATAGAAGGCAGGATACAGAAAATGGTGGAGAAAGGCTTTAGACCATTGAATATAGCCCCAAAACCAAACTCCAGTCCTTATGCTGGTAGATTAGATATGTGGGAGGATGAATGAAAGTAATTGAGAAGCTAAAACGTAAGCTAGTACTAAATGACATGAGCAACTATGACCTACAATTATTTTGTAAATCTGCCGAGGAAGAACTTAAAAACAGAATAGAATCTGGTAAAAAACATAAAGTTTCTTTACTTGAAAATCTTATAACAAGAGAGTATTATGGGAGAAGAAGTAGACAGGAATCAAAAGTTGTAGTTTGCATGACAGAAAGCAATGAAGAAATAAAATATCTATGTGAGAGAGTGGAAGATGTGTTAAATGATAGTTGGATGACTACATCTGATATGATAAAACTGGTAGAGTTTTTACAAGAGGAGAAAAAGTGAGTAAAGAAATATTACAACAAACAAGAATATTAATTGAAGAACTAAACAAAACAAATGGGTCAAATGATAAAATGAAAACATTAGCAGAACATCCTGAGTGTAAGCAAATACTGCATTACATCTATAATGAGTTTAAGATGTATGGAATAACCTCTGCCAGAATTAGTAAATTAGTAGATGTACCAGCTATCAAGAGTTACAGTGATATATTTGTATTATTGGATGCTTTAGCTAATGGTAATATCACAGGTCACAAGGCTGTGTCATCCGTAAAAGGCTTTATATCATATTACCCAGAATACGAAGACATTATCCTTAAGATAATTGACAAAGATTTAATGATTGGAATGGGAACTTCCAATATCAATAAGGTATTTAAGAATCTCATCCCAAAATTTGATGTAGCACTGGCAAATTCCTATGACAAGGTATCAGGAAAGATTAATAAAGAAGAATACTATGGCTCACATAAGCTTGATGGTCTACGTTGTATTTGTATTAAAAATGGAAATGACGTTAGATTCTATTCCAGAAAAGGAAAAGAGTTCCTTACATTAGATAAAATTAAAAATGCTATCTTAAACTTGAACTATAAATCTAATTTTGTATTAGATGGGGAATTGTGTATTGTAGATGCAGAGGGAAAAGAAGACTTCACTGCAATCATGAAAGTGTATAAGAAAAAAGATTTTACTATCCCAAATCCCAAATATAAGATTTTTGATATGCTCACCATTGAAGAGTTTGAAAGCAAAACTTCTAAACGCATATTGTCAAAACGATTAGAAAAATTAAATGAGTATTTTGCTGACCAGAACTTACATTTAGATGTACTAGAACAAGTAAAAATGAATGAAGATACCTTTGCTGAGATGCAGAAGAAAGCCACCGATAATGGATGGGAAGGATTAATTCTACGAAGAGATACTATCTACAAAGGGAAAAGAAGTAACGATCTTCTCAAAGTAAAGAAGTTTTTTGATGCTGAATACGTAGTTAACTCAATTGAAAAGGGAATGTATCAGGTTGTGGAAGATGGTGAGCGTAAAGAGATTGAAACTCTCACAGCAGTCCATATTACCCATAAAGGATTTGATGTAAAAGTAGGCTCTGGATTCTCACTCGATCAGAGGAAAGCATTCTATGCTGATCCTCGTAAAATACTTGGGAAGACAATAACTGTACAATATTTTGAGGAGACAACTAATGAAAAGGGTGGAATCAGTTTGAGATTTCCTACTTTGAAGTACATCTATGATGGAGAAAGAATGGCATGAATAAGGAAAGTGCAATACAGTACATGCTGTATTGTCATCATAATTTTAAGACAGTCATTCCAAATGTACATACAGATGAACATGGTGGGTCGGAAGTTGATGCCCTTTATCTTACATCTACTAATAGGGCATATTTTTATGAAATAAAATGTAGCAAGGCAGATTTTAAGGCAGATTTCAAAAAGAAAAGGCATCAATTATTTCTTGACCGCAGTGATAAAATGAGTATAAAGCCAAAGCACTTTTACTATGTGTGTTATGGATTTGATATTTCTGTAGAAGATGTCCCAGAGTATGCAGGATTGATCACATGTAATAAATACGGTCTTACTACTGTTAAAAATGCCCCTGTTTTATGGAAAGAACCATTGACTACACAGAATCTTAAGTTTATTAATACTAAGATAATGCATAGATATTTGAATATGAGACATAAGAAGGGACAGGATAGTTGGGATGAAATGAGGGAGGAATAAATGGGATTAGAAATGCTTTTTGAAAAAGAAAAAGTGACATGTTTACGAACGGCTCTTATGGAAATACGAAAGATTAGAAGGAATAAGCTTATCCCTGAGCATGAAAAAGACGAAGTGTATAACATAGCTACAGAGGCACTGAATAAAGTGGGGTATTAATGCGAGGATTCTTTGAAATAGAAAAAGAAATAGTTAGAAAGAAAGTTAATAAAAAGAAAATTGGAGGCTGTGAAAGTTGTAAAGCTTATATGGACTGCCAAAATCCAAAACTAGGAGTGGTAGGTAACGGAGATAAATCCATCTTAATTGTGGGAGCACCTCCAAGTGAAAGGGAAGACCAATCTGGAAAACTTTTAAGTAATATACAAGGGAAATATTTAAAACATGCTTTACAGAAAATTAATATTGACTTAGAAAGAGATTGCTGGTATGTGCCTTCTGTGAGATGTTTTTCTGAGGACTGGGGAGGACCTAGTACTCAGATTATAAATAGTTGCAAATACAAATTGCATAAAACAATCAAGCAATTAAATCCTAAAAAAATAATAACACTAGGAGAACTTCCTTTAGAGATTCTTTTAGGGGATAGATGTAATGGAAGGATGAGCCTTAAACCTACAGAAAAGTTCTATGGAACTATAATACCAGATCAAGAATTGCATAAGCTAGTTATGCCAAATTATGACATTAATTTTGTACTCCAGCCTCTTAAAAAAAGAAGAGACTCCTTGAAAAAATGGGGGAAATGGAAAAGTTCTGATGATAAAATTGTTTTATGGAAGAATGAAAAATTATGTGAGTATGATGATTTTATATTAAAGGAAAAATTCTTTATAAAATATTTAAAAAATATATTATCAAAAAAAGAATTTAGAAAAGATACATATGAGTCAGAGTGTTGTACCGTAATGCATGAGGAGGATGCTACTCATGTTCTGAAATGTATGCAAAAGGAAAGTTTAGTATCTTTTGACTATGAGGCAAGTGGTATAAAATTACAAAAAAAAGGACATAAAATATATTGTGTGTCCTTTAGTAATGGTATTGTATCTTATGGTTTTCCTATATTCTATGACAACAAACCATTTATGGATAATCTAAAGAGATTGCTTCAATCTAATAGGGTTGGAAAAATATCACACAATATGGCATATGAGTATCAAGCTAGTATTTCCATATTTGGATACAGATCTGAAAACTTTGTATGGGACACAATGCTAGTTTCTCACATTTTGGATAATAGATCTAATATCACAGGTTTAAAAGTACAGACATATATGAGATTTGGAATTCTAGGATATGATAGTATGGCAGATAGTTATATTAAATCTACAAAAGAAGAGAAAGCATTATATGGTGCAAATGGCTTCAATACAATGCATCTTATGGATTTAAAGGATATGTGTTTATATTGTGCAAAAGATAGCCATTTTACATATCATCTTTATGAATGGCAGAGGCCACAAATAGAAGGTGATCCACATTTGATGAAGGGTTTTCACTTATTTCATGATGGTATGTTATCTTTTTGTAGAATGATGGAGAATGGGTTTAGAATAGATGAAGAAAGATTGATAAAAAATGAAATGATATTAGAAAAGAAAATAGTCAAATTGCAATACAATATTAAAAATTGTCCAGAAATTGATAAGTGGTATGAGAATAGAGATACAGAGTTCAACTATAGTTCTGGCAAACAATTGTCGGATTTTCTTTTTAATATTTTGAGATTACCTAAAACAAAAAAAACAGGAGGGGATCAATATTCAACAGAAGCTAAAGAGCTAAAAGACATAGCTCCGTTATCTGAGTTTTTGAAAATGTACTTGGAGCTTGCTAAATTGATAAAATTAACACAAGATTTGAAAGGTGTTAGAAGAGAAATGGTAGAAGGGCACATATACCCTATGTTCTCTTTGAATATACCAAAAAGTTATAGAGGATCTTCTCAAAATCCAAACTGGCAGAATCAAAGTCAACATGATCCATTTGCAGCAGAGATGTCAAAGTCTTTCTTAATGTCTTCAGAAGGAAACAGAATCATAGGAGCAGATGCAAGTAGTTTAGAAGTGGGTGTAGGGTGTTCTGTACATCATGATAAAACCATGCTCAAACAATTAGAGGAAGGATTAGATATGCATCTTGGCTTAGCTGAAAAATTGTTTATGGGGGAATTGTCTCAAGTATCTAAAGACATGATAGAGATTAAAAAAGAAATGGGAAATTATGATGCTAAAAATGACACGGAAGCTCATATGTGGAAAGATCTTAGGTATATAGGTAAAAATGGTATGTCCTTTTCATTACAATTTGGAGATATATATCTCAGTATAGGTCCAACAGTGTACAATAAACATCTACAGGAATACCACAAACAATATTTCAAAGAGTCTAAAATAGATACAGAAAAGAAATTTACAGAGCATATAAAAACTGTGTGTGATTGGTACTGGGAGGATAATTATGGAGAGTTTGGACAATGGAGAAAAGATAACTGGAAAAATTATGTAAAAAATATGAGAACAAAATTAGCAACAGGCTTCTATTCAACTACAGTTATGAATAGAAATCAGTGTAACAATTACGTGATACAAGGACCTGCTTTTCATCTTATTCTTCAGGCACAAACTAAAATACAAGAATATATAGATAAAAACAAGTTAAAGACAAAAATAGTAGCCCAGATTCATGATGCTATATACTTTGATACACCAGAAGATCTATCTGAATGGATAGGGAAGGGTTTGCGTGAGAAAGTTGTTTATTATATGACTACATATCTAATGAAGAAACACAGATGGGTTATACATACCATGAAAGCGGATGTAGAATACTATGATAATGGGAATTGGTATGATCATATTTATGCTGATAAAGATTGGGATGATGAAAAGAAAGAGGCAGAATTGATAAGGAGTTACGGATATGAATGGGACTATGAAGAAAGTGCATAATATACTTGCATGTTATTAGCAAAAATAGGAGAAGTGTGTTGGTGATGAGGAATTAAGTGTGGTAGTTAATCTGAAATTCAAAGCCTCCAACTTTTCTACATTCAAGAAACTTTTCTTTGAAACATTTAATTAAGTGCTTGACAAAAGATACTCCTTGTGCTATGCTTCTAATAAAGTATGGTATGAGGAGTTTTTTATGGGAACAGAATGGAGCACGCCTAAAGTGATGAAGCAATATGAATTTTACAAAAAAGACCAAATCAAGAAAGGAAATACTGATGTTGGGAAATGTCTCACCAAGTTTATCTTTTCTCAACTTTCTAACATTTTCAATAGGATTGACAAGTTAAAGCCAAGAAGAAATTGGGTAATTCTGCATTTTGCAGGACAACTTAGACTTACTTGCATCACAATTAGACCACAGTTTCTAAGTTCTGTATTTGATCTAGCCACTGAAAAATACTGGCAATATGAGCATAAGGATAAGGCTAAAATATATATGGAAAGCCTAGCCAAAAAGAACGATCTGGAAGTGTATACAGAAATCAAAAATGGAATATTAGATTAGGAGCCAAAATGGAATATGATTATAAAATACCTTGGATTAAAAAACTAAAAATAAATAATGAAGAAATAGACTGCTCCTTATGTAAAGCAGGATTTCCTGCGGAGGCAAGATACAATCACCCTGTTTATGGTAATCCAGATAATCCTAGTGAAGTGACAGCGTATTTCAATACACGTTACTCACGGGAGGAATTGGGCTTGCCAAAAGATGGGAAAATATTTAGTATTGGAGTGAATAAATGCTAACACAACAGACCATAGTGGTAAGAAAAGATCTTAAAATGAGAAAAGGTAAAATAGCATCTCAGGTAGCACATGCTTCCATGAAGGTAATTTTAGATCAGGGTAATTGGCTAGAAGATGACTGCTTAATAATATCAGTCACTCCTGAGCAGAAGGAGTGGATTAATGGTATCTTTACCAAAATAGTATTGGGATGTGATTCCGAGTCTGATATCCACTCTTTAGCAGAAAGAGCCAAGAGATTAGATATACCATATGCCATCATAACTGACTGTGGCAAGACAGAGTTTCATGGAATACCAACTGTGACATGCATAGCCATTGGTCCCTATAGAAGTATTCTTGTAAAGGATATGACTAGTGAGTATAAATTACTGTAGCAGTATTAAACACAAGGAGTAAAAAAATGAGTAAAAACGAAGTTGAAATTGAAATTACAGGAGAAGATATTAAAAGATTTTTTAGAAACTATGGGAAAACTATAGCCATTATATGCAGTATATTAGCTGTTATAAGTTTGGTAACATTTCTGTTTGTTCGGTTTTTTGAGCTTCCTATAAAAGAAGGGACAATAAAAGAACGATTATATGATGAAGAACATGTTGGTTATATTGAAGACTCAAAATCAGTAACCAGAACTGAGTTTTATGTAACTACAGATTCCGATGGGAATATAGTTACACGTAGCAGACAGGTTTTTGATCACTATGAATATTGTGTAGTGAAGCATTTTGATGGTGAGGATTTTATTTTATTTATCACATCCCCATCTCAAAAGATAAAAGATAAAATACTAACTAGGTACATTTATATAACTAAAAATATATTTGAATCACAGGAAGTTGGTGATTACTTTGTAGCCGACTTTAAACAGAAAGGCAGAAATGAATCTACGAGAGATAGAAACAATTATCGAGAAAGGGTTACAAATTGGCATAGAGGACATGTAGTGAGTGCTGTAATGCTAGAGTGGAAAAGAAAGGAGTACTAAGTGATAACTAAAGTAATAAAGGGTGATTTAATAAAATTGGCGAAACAGGGAAATTTTGATATCATTGTACATGGGAGTAATTGCTTTTGCACAATGGGCAAGGGAATTGCCTTTGGAATTAAGAGAAATTTTCCAGATGCTTACCAGATTGATAAGGACTCAAAAAAAGGAGATAAAGACAAACTTGGGACGTATACTTGTGCTTTTACTAATTATTTAGGGACAGTTGGGAATCTTCTAGTAATCAATGCCTATACACAATATGACTATAGAGGTGAAAAGCCAGTTGACTATATGGCTATACGAGAAGTATTTACCACTATTAATTATGACTTTAGAGGAGACGTAGTTGGGATACCTAAAATAGGTGCTGGATTAGCCGGTGGGAATTGGAATAAAATCAAAGAGATAATCAATGAGGTAACACCTGATATTGAAATTACATTAGTGGAGTGGGATGGATGAAAAGAAAAAGATTGATCTTGGATCTCGATGATACATTGGGAGATTTACTTACCCCATGGATAGCAGTATACAACAATGTCTGGGATGATAACTTGGATACTAAGATAATCACAGATTGGGATATAGCTAAGTTCACCAAACCTAAATGTGGGAATACTATCTACACTTATTTGAAGCCAGAAGAAAACAGATATGGAGTAGTAACAACTCTGTGGGATAATATGTTGCCAATGGATGATGCTATAGAAATTGTTGGGTATTTGGAAAAGATGGTGGAAATATTCGTAGTATCCTCTATATCAGGGAACTGGGATATTGCACCATATAAAGTTAAGTGGCTTGAACGTCATTTTCCATTCTTGGATAGTAGGAACTTCTTCTTTGGAACTAATAAAAGTCTGGTGTCTGGGGATTTTATAGTAGACGATAGACCATTAAATATGGAAGAGTTTAATGGAAGAAGGATATTATTTAATCAGGGGCATAATAAGGATTATCCTGCGGTAATTAATGGTATGCAGAGAGTAGATAACTGGAAAGAAATATATGAGATTATAGTGAGGGAATTTTGAAACAAGAGAATAGAGATTATCTAGGAGGTATTTAATGTTAAAAAATTTGGTAAATAGAGCATACACATTTGCTCAGGAAGCACACGAAGGACAGGAAAGAAAATGGGTGGAATTACCTTACTTTATTCATCCTAAATTCGTAGCTAGAATATTAGAAGATTTCACGAAAGATCCCGTCTTGGTTGCTTCAGGATTGCTCCATGATGTAGTGGAAGACACTGACATCACTTCTGAAATGATCCATAAAGAATTTGGAAGTAAAGTGGGAAACTTAGTTGATGAACTTACTTCCATCATTCCCAAAGGAATAACCAAACTGGAATATTTATATGATAAAATGATGAGAATGTCTGATGATGCTCTCACAATTAAGTTAGTGGATAGACTTCATAATGTACAGTTTCTAGAAATGAATGGAATCCCTTTGAAGTTTATCACAAAGTATGTAATAGATACAGAAGCTTTAATTTCTTCTGTATACCAGAATAGAATTGGGCATAATCCTGATCACATTCATAAACTGTTTGCATATCGGATTGCTTCTCATGTGAATTGGCTAGCTGAGAGATACAGGATTGACGTAGACTACATGGATATAAGGATGACAAAATGAGAAAAGACACATATACATTTAAAACATTAATGAAAGCTAGTGGTTGGAAGAAACACTACTATATGCCAATAGGTTCATCTATTGATGTATATGCCTTAAACGGTTTTACAGCACATTTCCAGAACTATTACATGGTAATCTACGGGCAGATGCCTGTGACTAAAGCTCTGAAGCTGTTTAATAGTGTAGAAAAAGCACTAGAAATAAGAGCTGATGGACATGGCTGTAACATTTCCCCTTCTGAGACTAGAGGCTCTAATAAAGCTATAATGAAATACTTGGATGAATTACTTGAGCAAGGAACTCCCTTAAAGGATTTAGATAAAATTTGCAAAATTCGGGAAAATAAATTATTAGAAACTAATCCCGAAGACTTCTTTATTGATACCTACCATATTGATACATGGAAAGGTTTTGAGGTATTCTCTAAGTTCATTGTTGACAATAATATCAAAAGCACATGGTTTGATTAGGGGGAGAAAATGAACTATAGTTTTATTTACGATGAAGAGGAGCTGTTTAAATTTTATACTAAAATAGTTCCTGAATTGAAAGATTTTGAAGTGTTCTTCCTCTCACTTTCTTGTAGGAAGAAATACTTAAATGCAGAAGAAAGAGAGAAATTTCACATCACTAGAGCTGAGATGTTTGGTAGAGCTATTGTGAGAAAACGGGAATGGACTAGATTTCTAAGAACAATTAGAAAGTATGAAGTAGCTGAAGGAGGGTATTTATCAAAGAATGCGCTACCTATTCCTGCTAAATGTATGGTGATTTACTTTAATATTAATCCCAGTAATTCATTGAAGTCTTTACAAGAGTTTAATCGGAAGGTGAATGATTGGCAATACGAATTGTCTAGTAATAATGCAATCAGCTTCAAAGATAAGTTCAATAAACTAGATGTGGAGCTAATGAATTGTTACCAAAGAAATAGAGGTACAAAGCATTGGCTTGATATTGATTTTGATGTGCCAGACGATTTTAATGCTCCAGAATTGTTAGAGGAATATTTAGAAAGAACCAAACTCAGATATTTCTGGATAGATACAAAATCTGGATTTCATTTATTGCTGGACAGAAATACTTTGGATTTTGATCCGTATAAAATTTGCAATGAGGGACTGGGAATATTGTGGACATGTTTGTGTAATAGCCCAAAAGCTAAAGATATGTATCCAATAGAAAGAACAGATGAGAAGGTCATTACTAAGGAAAAGAGTTATGAGGTAGTTGTAAACAAGAATGCTATGATCCCACTACCTGGAACTCTTCAGGGCGAGTATCCAGTTAAAGTGTTGTGGAAGTACAGCAAGGAGAGGCTGATAAGTGAAGAGATGTAGTGCTTGTGGAGAGGAAAGAGAATTAACCGAGTTTGGTAGAAGGAAGGATAGTTTGGAGAAAGCAGATAAATGGGAAGAGACAGATATAACGGAGGAATAGATGGCAAGAACAATTACTGTAAAGAAACATAATACAAAAGAAATAAAAAATGATGAAGATCCTCTTTTCGTTATTAAGATAAATGGAAAGCCCATTCTTTATATCAATGAAAGATCGGAAGCAAAGCTTTGGAATAAGATTGAGAAAGCAATCAAGGGAATAAAATAATGGGTAAGATAAATGTGAGAGATCTTCAACCCAACTTAAATTGGACGTGGAATGGGTGTTCCTTTAGATGGAAGTTTGAAGATGATTCTACTAGCTTTGCTTTTGAAAAAGAAGACAAATCTTATGTAGAATATATTGTACCAGAATGGCAAAGAGGTCACGTTTGGACAGAGGAACAGCAAATTGCCTACATTGAGTACTGCTTTACAGCCCCCTTACAGGGTGGTTCAGCTACAGAAGTTATTATAGCAGAGCAATATTTCAATGAGTTTGGTAGTAATAAAGACTTCCATGTTAAACTATATTTAATTGATGGATTACAGAGAACAACGGCTGTACGTAGATTTCTCAAACATGAAATAAAAGTTTTTGGGAGATTTGCAGATGAGTATGAGATTAGGGGTTGTGTAGATTTTAGAGTACATATGCTTAAAGTTAAGTCCGAGAAAGAAGCTATTGAGCTTTATTTAAGTTTGAACGGAACAGGTACACCTCATACTGCTGAGGAACTAAATAATGCCAGAAATATGTTAGAGGATAAATAAATGGAAATAGTATATAAAGGGCACATATTAAATGTAAATGAAAGACTTTTAGAGAAGAACAATGTCTGGGAGAGTCTTCCTAAAATTATAGAGATTAGAATTGAAATTCGTATCCTGCTGGATATGGATAAAACTCTTGCAGAAGCAAAACTATTAACATCTTTCAAAGCTAAAGTGATATTAGAAAGATTAACTGATTTGGAATTTACACTTCAAGATGCATGGGGTTTTGATAGAGACAAAAACTACCATACTTATTGGCTGAAATTATCTGGCTGTACTTGTCCAAAAATGGATAATAGGGAGCTTATTGGGATAGACTGGAAATGGGTTAGCGAAGATTGTTTGTATCATGGGGAGAATAGCACTTGACAAAACTCCAAATATGTAGTAGTATAGTACTTAGGAGGAATAATATGAAAAAAATTATTATTTTAGTTGTACTTGTATCTCTTAGTGGCTGTCGTATGCTCAACTTTATTGATATGGCCATGTATAGTTTTTTAGACGATGTGGAATATTATGATTTTGCAGAATATGATCTAAGTGAAGTGCATAACTTCAAGCAGATAGGAGATATGAATCGAAGACTTATAACTTATAAGTCGGATATAGGAGAGCAAATAGATTCCCCTAGAGTAGCTGTTATGCGAGGCTTTGGTGACTGTGATGAGTTTAGTTTAATTTTCATGTGCATTGCTAAGGAAGCACTTGGGATTAAGATGAGTTTGGTTATTGTAGATACGACAGACTACGTATTATCTAATGGCACCACTGGTCGTACTGTGGTGAATGGTGGGATAGGTAATCACTTGACAGTGAGATATAATAATGTAAACTATAGTGCTCAACATGGCTCTGTTAGTATCTACCAGAATGTACTGTATGAGTATACATTTGATGAAGTATTTGGATTTTAAGGAGGAACCAATGAAAGAAGTTACGATTGAAATAGATTTTTCTAAATTTGGAAAATTCGTTATGAAACAAGTCAGAAGGATAGATAGAGGAATACTAACATTACTTATATGTTGGGCTGTGCTATGTAGTATTTTCTTTTTAAGTCCGTTGCTACTAGGGTGGATGTAATGCCTAGACTACAGACAGCAGTAATGCTATCAGGGGATTTTACCTCTGAATTAGATGGTAAAACATTAGAAGAGATAAAGGAATACTGTGACACCATCCTAAATAAACATGCCGGAAAGATTAACTCCATTTACGTAAATACTGAAGATAGTTGGGATAGCTCTAATTTACAACTGTGGGGCAAACGTCTTGAAACTGATACAGAATATGAAAGCAGAATGAAGAATGCGCAGATAAGGGAAGATCGAGAAAAAGAAAAGAGAAGATTTGAGTATTCAGAATTAAAAAAGGAGTTTGAGGTCGATGGATAAAACACAAATTGCAGATAGAATGAAAGATAATTATGAAAAGAGAGCTAGAACGTATTTAACTAGGAGAACACCAGTTATCTGTCGCTTAGATGGGAAGTGCTTTCATTCTATTACAAAAGGTATGGATAGACCGTTCGATGAAAATTTAAATGCTATGATGAGAGCAACCACCATCAAGCTTTGTGAAGAAATTCAGGGAGCTAAATGTGCATATATGCAATCAGATGAAATTTCCATTCTAATCACAGATTATGACAAACTTACAACGGATGCATGGTTTGATTATGGTATACAGAAGATGTGTAGTGTCTCTGCTTCTATTGCTACTGCGGAGTTTAATCATTACTACAGCAGTATATATAATTCCTCAAAGACTGCTTATTTCGATAGCAGAGTATTCAACATTCCCCGTGAAGAAGTGAATAATTATTTTGTGTGGAGAAGTATGGATTGGAAAAGGAATTCCATTCAGCTTGCAGGACAATCTGTGTTCTCTCATAGTAAAATGCATAAAAAGAATACTAATGACATCAAACAGATGTTGTGGGATGAGCACCAAATTACATGGGAAGACTACAAAGATAAATGGAAGAATGGAAATTTCTGTGTAAAGACTGAGAATGGATGGGAGTTTTTAAATGAAGCACCTATATTTTCAAAAGAACCAAATGTTATAGATAATTTGGTTAATTGTGATATGGAGGAGTAAATGATAATAGCTGATATAATAATTGAAGAACAAAATAGACTAGAGTATTTACTGGTCATCTCCACAGGGAAATTAGAGGGAGCATGGGCTTCAGAGCAAAAGGAAAAGTACGAACAATTAATAAAAAGGACTGAGCAGAAACTAAAAGAATTACAACCATACATAGATCTAACAGAGAAGGAGGATCTATGACTGAAGAAAGATATTATGAGTTCTTAGAAGAGTATGATAAAGTTTGTGAGGAAGCAGAAGAAGCTCTACAATGGTATAATGATAATATTAAAAAAATAGATGGATTGAAACACCTCTTTGTGACTGAATTAGGTAGTAATGGAATTACATTTAGTGGTGAAGAGAGCTGGGCTTATGGTGGTCATGAGGATTATGGTTTCTACTTAGATATTAATTTTTTATACAATCAGGAGTATAGAGAGGAGAAAAAAGCAGAGGTATTAAAAGCTAAAAAGAAAGTGATGAATGTACAAGTTCAAAATGATAAGAAAGCCAAGGCTCTAAAGGAAGCTAAAGAAAAGGCTACGTACTTAGAATTGAAAGAAAAGTATGAGGGAAAGCCATGATTGTGTACCTAGTTGGAAAAGAAGGATGCAGATCTGCTATCAAAGTTACTACATCCAACATTTATTCTAATATAGATGGTGTAATCCTATCTGTATTAGATAAGCTGGAGGAAAGATTTACAGGTAGAAAAGAGTGGATGGCAGGACAATCTTTAACTTATCTTCTAGAAGGTGGGTACTACACTCCAAAAGTCTATTGGGAAGAACTTGACTCTAGAACAGGAATTAAGTTACTTAGCCCGAAAATGTGGGCAAAAGTAATTTTGGAGTATGTTGATAGAAAGGGTACCAGGAAATATTGGAAAGTATTGCAAAGGAGAAATAGATGAGAAGTTTAATATACAAAATTAGGGATTATTTTAGTTATGCTGAAAGAAATCTAAAATTCATCTGGGGAATAAGCTCTTGTAGTGGTGAAGCTAGTTTATACCAAGCTAATGATATTGATATCGTGTATGATAAGAAAACAAAAAAGTATATGCTTGGAGTGGAAACAGCTTTTATATTTTATGATAAAAATACCGAATGTGACTATCTGAATGAGTTGCTCGGATCATTTCACGGTTACATGGTATCTAAAAACATTTCTGTAGAATGGGAGCATATGTTCTTTTGCTCCAGCCTCACTATATCTTGTGAAGCTGATTCTATAGAAGAATTATATTTTAATTTCAATGTTTATGTAAAAGGGTACACTGCTGTACATAAAAAGGATATATAAGATGGTAGAAGCACTTGAAAAACTATTAGAAGATCCTAATGCATGGTCATGGGATGAATTGGCAGAAGCTATTGTGGAGAAATATGGAACAGAAGAAGCAACAGAAATCATTATGTGCTTGCTAATGAAGGAGCCTAAGATACTAGAAGAGGTTGCTAGTTGGAGTGATGTACAAAGAGCCGTATTAAAAGATGTTTTACAAGATGGGGAGGATGTATGAAAAAATTTATTAGTTTTACAAAAATAGGACAGTACCGGCACATCATTAGAAATGTATGCCATGTGCCAGAAGGAGAGGTTAGAGCTACACACCCTACGCTAACTTTTGAAGGGGCAATTAAGCTCCACGGAACGAATGCAGGGATATGCCATACACCGGCAGATGGAATTTGGTATCAGAGTAGAAAGAATATAATTACTCCAGAGAAAGATAATGCAGGATTTGCTTTCTTTGCCAGCAATAGAAAAGATTTTTGGTATAAAATATTTGATTATCTACATAAAGATGGATATATCACCACTATCTTCGGAGAATGGTGTGGTGGAAATATCCAGACAGGAGTTGCTTTAAATCATCTCTCTAAACGATTTGTGGTCTTTGCAATCAAATATACAGGAATTGAAGATGAAGCAGATCATTTCTACACACAGCCTGATTTTATGAATGAGGATCTTGATGTGTATAATATCTTTGATTTCCTCACATATGAACTGGAGATTGATTTTAACTATTCACAGATTGCACAGGCAGAAATGATTAAGTTAGTGGATGAAGTGGAGGAGGAATGTCCTTTCTCAAAGCATTTTGATGCACATGGTATTGGGGAAGGGATTGTGTGGTCACACTATGATGAGAATGGACACAGAGATCATATTTTTAAAACTAAGGGGGAGAAGCACTCGGCATCTAAAGTTAAGACAGTAGCTCCTGTGGACATTGAAAAGATGAATTCAGTCAATGAGTTTGTGGAATATGCAGTCACAGAGAACAGATTGAATCAGGCTATTGAACAGGTTTTCACTTCTGCATCTGAAACACCCAGAATCCAGATGATGAGTGATTTCCTTAAGTGGGTTAACAGAGATATTATTATGGAAGAAATGGATGTATTAAATGAGAATGGTTTGGAGCCTAAAGATGTAGGGAAAGCCATGAGTGTGAAAGCACGAATGTGGTTTATGAATTATTTGGATAAGGTGGTTATGGAATGATACTAGGAATAGTAGGAAAAAAAAGATCAGGGAAAGATGAGGTAGCAGATTATTTGATAGATCAATTTGGATTTACCAGATACAAATTTGCAGATCCAATTAAAACATCAGTGGCAGAAATCTTCCTTTGGGATGATGAATGGGTTAATGGAAAATATAAAGAGACAATTGACCCTAGATGGAATATCTCTCCCAGACAGGCACAACAAGCTATGGGCACAGAATTATTCAGGCAAAGGCTACAAGAGATATTACCATTATTCAAGGAATTGATAGGGTCCGATATCTGGGTAAAAAGATTTCAGTACTGGTATGATTCTTTTACAGAGAAGCCAAATGTAGTTATATCTGATGTTAGATTCTTAAATGAAGCCAACACCATTAAATCTATGGGAGGACATATTATTAAACTGGAACGAGAGGGACTTATCTCTATCGATACACATTCCTCTGAAATGGAAATAGACAGTATCGTTCCTGACAGTGTTATTTACAATGATTCAACCATAGCCGGTTTACAGTCAAAGATAGGAATGCTGTATCCAAGGCTGGCTTATGGAAAATAAACCTAAAGTATGCCCTTTGTATCTTGGGAGATCTAAACGATGTTTAGTTGGGTATTGTGTATATGGATATAGAGGAGCTGATGGTGGTTGTGTTTCTGGAGGAACTGTACGTGACAAAAAACTAGTTGACAAAACTAAATAGATGTGCTATTCTTAGATTAACTTAGAAATGAGTAAGTTAGGAGGTATCACATGTTTCTCATGAACACTGCAAAAAGGTAGCTAGTGAAAAGGAATATTATTTAAAGTATCCCCGAATAGGGATTGACAAAACTAAATAGATGTGTTATATTTAAAACATCTTAAAGATAAGGAGATAAAGTATGTATATGATAGGAGCTTTTGTCATAGGTGCAGTAACATCTGCATTGGGATGTCCTGTGTATGATTTTGGGGGATTGGGATTCAGTTTAAGGAACACATGTCTTGTAGTTGTTTTAGTTATTTTATGGAGAGTTGCATTTAATATGTTTAGTTAGGAGGAAATAAATGTCAATAATATTAAGTATTGGTATTCCATTATTAGCTTTCTATATATTTTATAAATGGGGACTTAAGAAATGGAATGAAATAGGTAGAGATGAAAAGAGGGAGGAAATAAGAAAAAGAAAAGAAGAAATAGAAATTGAAAATGAATTGTATAAGAATGTGAAGGATGTAGACCTTAAGAAAGTACAGAAAGAAAAAGCCAAAGTTTCCGAATTTATGGAAGAAACAAAATAAGGAGAAATAATATATGAATATAAAAATGAACCCAAATAGAATAGGAATTATAGGGGGAGGAGTTATTGCACTTATTGTAGTGTTACTCTTCTCACAGTCAATTGTTGAGACAGTAGATGGTGGAGAGATCCATGTAAAACAGGCGACCTTGACTGGAACGCTAACCACAAGAGCAGAAGAGGGGCTTTACCTTCAGATGTTTGGTAAGATCACAGAGTACTACAGAACATCAGAGACGTACTTATCAAATGATGCGCTTGATGGTGGTAAAGGTGCAGAAACTAATGCAACCACTGTTCGGTTTGGTGATGGTGGTACAGCAGAGATAGGTTCTGTCACCCAGTGGAGAATGCCTTTAGGAGATGTCCCTATTATTAAGATACATAGAAACTATAGAGGATTTGCTTCTTTATCTGCACAGGTACGGCAATGGATAATTGAAGTTTCTAAACAGACTGCTTCCACATTTAAAGCTGATGAAACATATTCAACACGCCGTGGAGAGTTTTCACAACTGATAACAGATCAGATTGCCAATGGGTTGTATGCAACAATTATTGAAAAAGTACTAACTCCAACAAATGAAGAAGATGAAGAAGGTAATGTAATCATGGCATCTTCTACAAGAGTAGTTATTAAAACTGATGCTGATGGGTTTCCTATTATTATCAAACCAGGTATCTTCAAAGAGTATGGTCTTGAGCTTGTTAACCATACTTTAAAAGATATTGATTATGATGAAACTATTGATAGCTTGATCTCCCAGAAGAAAAAAGCGGAACAGGAAAAAGCTGTTGCTATTACAAATGCTGAAAAAGCCGTACAGGATGCTTTAACTGCTGAAGCTCAGGGTGAAGCCGATATTGCCAAAGCAAGAGCTACTGAAGAAGTTGCTAAGATCACTGCCGTAACACAGGCTGAGAAAGCGAAGGCAGTTGCTAAACTTAAAGCAGAACAGGCAAAAGAAGTTGCTGAGATGAATGCCCAAAGGGATCTTAATGTTGCTAAACTTGCAACTGCTGAAGCCAGAGAGTCAGCTACACAGCGACTTGTTAAAGAAAAAGCTGAAGCAGATGCCAATGCATTAAAAGTAAGAGCAGGACTTACACCACAGCAGAAAGCAGAATGGAATTTCAAAATCGCTGATGTAGTATCTAGGAATATGTCAAATATAGATCTTCCTGATATGATGATCTTTGGTGGTGGTGAAGGATCTCCCATGAATCCTTTTGATGCCATTGGTCTTGAATCTTTCATGAATATTTCTGAAACAGTTAAGAACCAGTAAATAAGTATAGGAGCTTCGGCTCCTCCTTTTTAACAAATATACTTGACAAGAAAACATTATCATGGTATACTTATTAAAAAGAATGAAGGAGAATGTATGAAAAAATTATTAATGATAATTATCACGCTATCAATTTTTACATTTGTAGGATGTGATGGATATGATGAGCTAAAATGCAGAGAAGCTGTACTTAAAGCTTTTCCAGAAGATACAATATATCGAATAGATAATGATAGTCATATTGTTGTGTCCAATAATGGAAAATTGTTTTACGTGTACAACGTAGGTGTCTTCTCTGCCAATACTCTGGCTATCACCCCTATGTTATTAGTGCAGGAGGGAACTAGTGAGTAAAGTATTATTTATGCGTGGTATTCAAGGATCAGGGAAGAGTACGTATGCTAAGAAACGTGCTCAAGACCCTAATTGGAAACGAGTATGCAGGGACGATCTCCGGCTGATGTTTGATAATATTCATTTTAATGCCAAAAATGAGAAGTTCATCTCCAAGGTTGAGAAGGAAATGATTCTATCTATTTTGGATAGTGGGAAGAATGCAATTATTGATTCCATGAATTTAAGTATGGAAAAAATCAAAGAGAGAAAGGCAGTAATTAAAGGGTACTATCCGGCTGTGGAATTTGAAATTAAAAGTTTTCTAGATGTGCCTTTGGAAAAATGTATTGAGAACGATCTTAAGCGTGAGAATAGTCTTGGTGCTAGTATCATTCAAAATACTTGGATGAGACATTTTGATGTTAGGGAAAACAAAAAGCATCAGGCAGACCCCAGAGATGGAAATTTAAATCAACTTTATATTTTTGATTTGGATGGCTCCCTTGCTCAAATGAATGGTAGAAAACCTTTTATGTGGGATCGGGTAGGAGAAGATAAGTTAAGGGTAGATGTAGCTCTAATTTTGAGACTACTACATAGAACCGGAAATACGATCTACATTATGTCTGGGAGAGATAGCTCTTGCCGAGAACTTACTGAAAAGTGGTTAGATGATTATATCATCCCATACGAGGGATTATACATGCGAGCCAAAGGTGACAGTAGGAAAGATGCTATTATTAAACGGGAATTATTTGACCAGCATGTTGCCAGAAAGGGCTTTGTTGTGTGTGGTGTATTTGATGATCGTCCGATTATGGTCAGAGAATGGAAAAGTATGGGACTTACCGTATTTAATATTGATGATAGAATTTACCACACTGAATTTTAAAAAAAAGGAGATTCTTATGAGAGTTTTGTCAGATGAACAAATAAAAGCGTATAATGGACATAAAATATGCTGGAAAAATGAGAGAATACATGTCCCTAAAAGAGGGAGAATTTTTTATCTTATACTGGCAGTGATGGTATAGAACACACTATAAGGAGACTTTCTTATTCTGAGCACGTAGATAGGCTTAATAGTATTTTAAAGAGAAAGGGTTGACCATTCCAGAAATTTCTAGCACAATAGAGATGCCTTTCCAAACTTTATATAAATGGAAAAAGAAATTTAATTACTAAGGAGCACAAATGTTAAAAATACAAGAGTTTTGTAAAGAGCATCCAGAGAACTATGAGGAGCTTTTAGAAAGAGATTATGCTATAAAGGTTAAGAAAGATAACGGATTAGTCATATTTAAGTATAACCAAATTAAATCAGATTTTCACAAGCCATTAGTGCGAGAATGTAGAGGAATTATCCTTCGGGAAGGTACTTGGGAAATAGTATGTCATCCCTTTCATAAGTTTGGAAATTATGGTGAGAGTTACGTTCCAGAAATTGATTGGAAATCTGCACGAGCTACTTCTAAGGAAGATGGAAGCATCATAAAACTATACTGTATAAATGGTGGATGGTTCATTGCTACCAATGGGACAATAAATGGATTTAATGCAGGGCTTCAGGAACTTACTTTCAATGATGAAGGAATTCCTATTGACAGTTTTGGAGCACTGTTCATCAATACCTTAATGGTTAATTACAATGTACAGAATTTCAGCTTCCTTAATGATCTTGAAGATGAAACGCATATCTTTGAATTGTGTACTCCCTCTAACAGAGTGGTGGTACGATATGATTCTCCAAAGATATTCTATCTTTCTTCCAAGGACAATAAAACAGGGGAAGAGAAGAACCATCTTGCCATAAGTGCTATAGTGAGTAGTCTGCAAGAATATGATCTAGCCAATCTTGAGGATTGTATAGATCTGGTACAAGATTTTGGGACTGATAAAGAAGGTATTGTAGTTTGTGATAAATATTTCAATCGAATTAAGATTAAAGGTGAAGTATACGTTCATTTGCACCATATGAGGGGAGAGGGGATCTTTACAGAAAAGAGAGCTTTGGATATCATAAGAAAGAATGAGATGGCTGAGGTGCTTACTTACTTTCCTGAATACAAAAATGTTTTGGCATCTGTAAAGGATAAGTATGATCTGTACATGGCAGAAGCAGAAGGATTCTTGAAATATCTTAAGAGCTTTTCTGATAAGGAATTAGCAAATAGAAAAAGATTTGCTACCTTAGTTGTAGGTACACCATATAAAGATCTTGCTTTTAAATGGCTAGATGGAAGTGTGGGGACTGTAGCGGAATACTATGAGGACTTCCCCTCAGAGAAGTTGATAAAGGCTATTTGATGGCAAAGTATCCTAAGTACTTAGAAGCAGGAATGGAATTTGGGAGACTTACCATTATTGAGGTGGATGAGGATAGTAAGATTAATGGCGAGGCAAATATCTGCCCTTCTGATTGGAAGTACTCATGTAAATGCTCATGTCCCAGTGGGAGTATAAGATCTATTAGAAGAGCAGACTTGGTAGGAAATAAAACTAAGAGTTGTGGCTGTCTACAAAAGGAAGCTGTACGAAAAACTCACATTAAGAATCACAAAATAAACATTGCAGAAGATTGTGGTGCTTACATTAAAATTTATTTCTTCAACTGTGATGATTACGCTATTATAGATAAAGAAAATTATGATAAAGTGAAAAGCATCTGCTGGTTTAGAGTAGCAAAGGCAAATACATATTATGCTGTTGCTAACATCCCAATAGATCAACAAAAGTTTTATGGTAAGAAGACTATTATGATGCATCAAATACTATGCCCATCAGAGAAAGGACACATGCCTGATCATAAAGATGGAAATGGTCTAAATAATAT